AACCTACTGTTTGCAGCTTCTTTAGTCCTCGCGCATACAGGTCTTTAGTCGTCATATCGCCCTTATGGTCTTCACGTTCTGGTGGAGACCCGCTGCCTGATCCTGTGGCTTTCTGTAGATGCGGCTTATGCGATAGCCATGACGATACATAATCTTTAACGCCCATGGGGTTCCCTTCGTCGGTCAGCGCCTTATGGCCTTTATCGTCGAACACAACGACCTCGCCCTCATCGCCGATCTTGAAGTTGCCGCGTAACAGCTTAACCACGTCACTGGGATCAACTGCGTCACTGGCTGCAGATAATATCTGGTTATCAATGGCCACCGTTTCATAGCGTGAGCGCCATTCATCGCCTTTATTATTGGCCTTATCAATGACCTCGCGAAACTCAGCCTCAACATCCCCGCGGATCTGGTCAACATCGATATTCTTGGCCTTAGCAGCTTCTTCCATCGCGATCTTTACGTCATCAGGGGTCATCTCACCGTAACCTTCCAGCTTGGCGGTTAGATCGTTAATCGTTACCCGCCGATCAGCAGATTCGGTATTAGCGGCCTTCAATTTGGTCAATAAGTCCTTGGACTTGTCCTTTTCGGCCTCAAGTGCCTCTAACGCTTCTTCTAATGTCATTTGAATATATCCTCCAAGTTAATGACGCTGCTACATTCCGAACAAACAATCTCATATTCAATCGTCAGGTAAAATGTGCCGTTACCGCATGGACACTCTATGCAATAGTGATATTGCTCTTTTTTCTTAAACTCTAATATGTCAGCCATTAAGTAACCGGGGTGAAGTTGTGCCGACAGTTCCATCCGCCCCTTGCAACAAAAGGATCACCTGGCGCTTTCCCTGACCAACTCTTACCCTCCCACGCGTTTATTTCTTCCTTGGTAAATACCTTGTTGACGTGATGTACGCACCAGTCCCTTGAATCAGATATGAGCGACCCATAATAACGAAATCGCTCAATACCAGCTTCCTCGGCCTTCCGCTTGGTCATAACCGCGTCAATCTCCATGTACTTTGTCGTTGCTATCGTCTTAGCGTGATTAACCAATGGCCTGCCCGCCTTATCAACCCCGCCAACAAGTAACTGACTGATTTGCAATAACATGTCATCAAGATTACCACCAGACACCGTGGTTGAATAGACTATATTGCCTACCCCTGCCGCCGTTTGCTGCCCGAGTGAAACCATTGATAAATTAGCATCATTGGCCCAGTCAGTGACTATCGATGCGTCCACATCAGTAAATGACAGATCAATCCCAGCCGTCTTAAATCGCTTTTTAAGGTCAGGCCCAATAACAGCATATTGTGACGTGACTGTCGTCGACGCCTCATTATAAATATCAAACTCAGCGATAATTTCCGAACGCATCAGCTTCGCCCTGTCAAGATTCACCTGGTCAGAGACAATCAGCTCGCCATCAGTCTCTAACTTGGCAACCAACAAGGCTATACGCCGATCAAGCCTGCTAATCGCATCAGCAATCAGCGACTCCATGTCATCGAGGTGTTTTTCCATAGCTCTTTAAGTATTTTTCCATGACGGACTTAATCTTACGCTTAGCCTTACGGCTCAAGTCAAAGAACAGGCGTTTCCTGTTTAAGCCTTTAGCCTTCAATGCCTCTTTTGTCTTGGTGAAGTATATTGTGGCGTGATTGGTCTTGGCCTTAACGTTCATTGCCGATAGCATGTGGCCCTTATCGTGGAGGTTTACCTTCCCCGAGTAGAATTGCCCCTGACGCTTTTGCTTGTACTCGGCATATCTCAACGTGTATGGCTTAAATGACCGTCCTGCCGAATCAATACCTAACGCCGTGTTGCCCTTGATAACCTCGATAGCCTTCAAACCAGCCGCCGTCATTGACTTTTTGTCAAATAAAAGCCCTTTCTTCATCCGCAGCTTATGTGCGAAACGGTCGCCACCCTGNACGCTAATGCTAAGCATTTANCGCNTCCATCATGTTTATACCCGTCAACTCAGTTTCAATCTGGTTGATAATGTCCTGATCCTCGGTCGCTAACAGCCTGGTAGCCAGCTTAACGGCCATCTCTCGGGTGAATGTCCGGCTCTGGATTAGCGTGGATGCCTTGATAGCCGTGTCAAGATCAGACGATAGGTCGCGAATACCAAACCGGCGCGGATATTCAATTAGCCCGGTAAACTCGCCACCATCCCATTTAGCCATCAGGTCGAATATAGCCCGCTCGACATTCTCCATGCTCTCTGCCTTTTCAGACAACAAAGCATTCAACTGCTGAAATCTTAATTCTAAAGCAACCCCTGATCCCTCGGACACCTTATTGGCCTCGCTTGGGCCTAGTTTGGATAGCCGCCATATATCCTCGATATAAGCCGCTCGGTCTGCCCTGATTTCTTTCAGCGAGTTTCCTGTCGGTTCTATCCATTGATGCTTTGCGGATGTGTCTGGATCGTAGGTTAATATATTGCCCTCGCCACCCTGAATATCGCCCCCTTCCGGAGCCTCAAGCATAGGGAAAGCCGTCCCCTCGATAATCGCTAATGAATTAGACTCAAGGATGTATACCTTGCGATTAATATCTGATATGTCAGCAATATCACTCAATCCGGCAAACTGATTACCCGTGTCCCTGTTCTTCGCAGAGATAAACGGCACAACGCCCAATCCATGCTCGCCTGAGTCAATCAGCCTTGGCTTTGCGTTGCCTTTCTGCTCCCAGCGCTCCCAGCCATCCTCTAACCAGACCTTGAAATACTTAAACTCGCCAGAGGTGCCATCCTTCAAAACGACCCGCTCCATAATAGGAACGCCATTCTCTATCCGGTATTTGGGCGGATTGACAACCTCATCAGCCTTGTACGTCACACAATACGGCCTAACGCCCGCAGATAGCTCCTGAGCGCGAGTTGTATGAGTGCCGGAGGGTTTATCTACAATGATACCAACAGTCGATTCTGTGCCAGATACACGCGCTATATACCGCATGTACGCGCCTATATCACGACCCATCATGTCAATATTGGTAATTATGGACTCATCAAATTGATCCACCTCCCTAGTCGGGTCATCACGGTATAAATATGAAATATACGCATCAATGATCGGCCCGCAGAAGTTGGTAAAAGTGGCCTCTTGTAATCGGCGCTTGTACGCTGTCTCGCTCTCGCGCTCATGTCTTAACAGGTAACGACCTTCCCTGTAGGCGTACCCACCACCGTATGATCGACGGAAGAACAGCACCCGTTCAATAAATTCTTTATATTCATCTGTAAACTTAAACATATCGCCGTTTCCTTAGATTCGGTCTCTTAATAGGCATCTCATACGCTATCGGGTAAGAGCCTGCCTCTGTCGTGTGGTCATGCCCAGACTTTTTATCAGGCTCACCATTCGCGTCATAAGCCTGTTGCTCAAAAGCATTTGCAGCCGTTGGGGCAGTTTCGTCATTAATATACAGTATGTTATCTGTAAACGCTTTATTTGTAGCCAGCACCCTGTCCTTTACGGCTGGATTCTTTGCCTTAGCCTTGACGGTAAACCCCGCCGACACCAATAGCCTTATATCTGAGGTTGACGCGTTACTCGACTTTCTTGAGCCGCCAGTAGCATCGGGATAAATCGTTATAGGGTGGTCTGGGTATCGTTCCTTGATTAGATCAATCACGTATGGCGTGTCAAACCCGTCCACTACTTCCTCAACCCCATGCCATTGAGGCCCACGCCTAACATAAACAACTGCAGCCATCTTGGTTACATTAAAATCCATCCCGATATATAACGGCTCTTTATCCTGTATCGATTCGCGTGATCTACACCTATCTCGGTCGTACCCCTTAAACACTGTGCCCGAGGTTAGATTAACAAATTCGCCGTTGATGTATGCTTCAACAAGTTCNTCTGAATACGTCTCTATCAGCGTATCAATGTAATCGGGTGGTAAATTGTGGGCGTTCTCGTGGGTAGAACATTGAACCATCGAGTATGACGATGTGGGCCTGTCTTTGAATTTCTGGTAAACAAATTTAAACCCCTCGGGCGTTGTCGTTACACCAGCACCATTGACTACCCCGTCAATATTGTAACGCAACCTGGCTACGATCTTGTTCCATGCGTTCTTGGCCTTATCCATAGCCATTACATCAAGTTCGTCAATCAAGGCATTAGCAATCTTAAACCCAACGATAGAGTTAGGGTTATCCATTGACCTGCATATGATAGTGCCGTATTGAGATCGACCCCTGTATAGATCAACCTCTTTGTCGCCCACCCTTGCCGATGTAGTAAAGCCGAGCAAATGCCCAGCTTCATCAATAGTCTCGTAGAATATATCTCGGATAGATGGGTAGGACGGGGCGAAATAGCCCTGTGGGACATTAGGGTGTTTGGCAGAGAACAATAAAAGATCGAGGCAGCCAGTAAATGTCTTTGAGCTGTTGTGGTGGATAGTGCCATCGTCAGATACATAATTATGAGTACCAAACACCTGCATGTCGTAATAAGCATCTTGACTTTCTAACCGCTCAATCCTTAAGATGGTTTTGGAGCATAGCAATCTATAGGGGGTCCGGTATGGGCGTGAAAGGGAACTACTCTTACGATGTTGATTTATTAATCTCTTTATGTGATGGACAAAGGACTTCCACGGAGATAGCGAGACTCGTTGGCTGCCCTGTAAAGTATGTCCAGAAGATGATGTTGAGGTTTGATCTCCCTCGGCTGCCTCGAGGCGCGAGGACTGGTCAAGACAACCCATCATTCCTTGCTGGCCGGAGAATGAACCTTGCTGGATACGTCCATGTGACAGCCCCAAAAGACCATCCCCACCAGAGCTGCAGAGGGAATCGTAACTACGGGCGTATCCTTGAGCATCGCCTTGTAATGGAGCGCAAGCTGGGTCGATACCTTGACCACGGAGAAGTTGTTGACCATATTGACGGGCTTTGCTTGCATAATGCCCTAAGCAATCTGCGATTATTCCGTAGTAACGCGGAACACTTAAGGGAGACAATAACGGGGCATCGCCCTCGATGGTCGTCGGCTGGCTTTGATCGTATGAAAGTATCGCCTCTCCTACGGAAAGATCAGAAACCTGTCGATACTTACGATCTTCGCAGAAAATCCGGTGAGATTCGAGTGCAACAAATTCTCCTTGCTGCGTTGTTACTCGGTATAGATTCGCCGTTCCTTTCGGGTACGCTCCACCACTTAGAGAATAAACAAATTGATTACTCTTCTCGTCAAGCGATAAAACAAGCGTTGGCTGGCATATATCAGAAATGGGAACAAGACCATCAATGGTATGGATAAGCGTATCACAGTGGACACAGCCATAACCTCCCACGAAAGCCCTATACTTGGTCTTTAGGCTGTTGAGGTAGATATTTTGAGCGGCGTTAATCTCCATGCGTGACCTTGATCTCGCCTTTTTTG